ATTTCCAGTGGATGCCTCCGCAGATATGGTTAAGTCTGAACCAGGAGGCATGTCGGCTATTGCTGGGGGCGGAAAAAGATGTCAGGAATTCGTAGCACGAATGGCCAGTTAAGACACTCAGATGGCGAGTTAAGGCGGCAGATGGCAGGGTTGATGGGGTACACGAAGAGGGAGTTAGGGAGGTACGGGTTGAGGGTGGAGACGGTAAGTCTCTGGGAGTTGGCAGGGCGGGAGGAGTACGGGGAGAACTGGGGGCAGATCCCTGGGCCGGAGGCTGGGGGGTTCATGAATTTCGATCACTACATGGCGTGGCGGTACCAGAGCGAGTACCGGGGGACGCTGAAGAACATCGAGTACCGGAAGACTTTGGTAGGGGGCCGGAAGCCGGCAGGGGTCTGGCCTGGGAAAACTTCGAACATGAAGGGGGGTGATGGAATTGGCAGAGCAGAAGAGATCTCCGTCGAAGATGGATCCGAAGAAGATTCAGGAGTACGACGAGTTTGACGCGGAGGGATACGAGGACTGGACAAAGAGACGGCACAAGAAGGCTTCGGAGTTGATCAAGAAGCCGAAGAAGACGACAGACCCGCCTTCTAATCTGAAGGGGTGGTGGTGAGGTGCATGGGGATTCTCAACAAGGGGGGTAGACATGAGGACGAAGATTCGGCTGGTCATGGCTTTGGTGGGGCTTTTGGTCCTACTGGGACAGCCGGCCTGGACTGCGGACACTGATTTCCAGTTTGTACTCCCGGGGGTGACCTTCACCGAGGTGAGTACGGGGGCGACAGGGGCGACAGCCTACGAGTGGAACAAGCAGCCGACTGGAGGTGCCTGGACGGCATTCACCGGTACGGCGGTCTCGGTTACAGACTCTCTGACGTTGAAGGCTGCTGCCAGGTACCGGCTGAGGGGGTACACCGTGGGGTGGACCTGCGACACTACAGGGTGCCGGGAGTTGGGGGCGAGGGTTTACGGAGAGTGGAGTGATCCCAGCGACTGGTTGATCGCAGCTACTATCCCGAGTTGCGGGAAGGCTGTCACCCCAGCAAAGGCTCCGTGATGCCCGAGTATGCGCCGATCAAGGAAAGCGAGTTCATCGACGAGTACATATCGGACTACCCGAAGTACGCGAAGGACTTCCTGTTTGTGAGGAGTCCTGACCAGATGATGGTCAAGATGGACCTGAACGCAGCACAGCAGACCTGCCACGAGATATTGGAGAAGCAGGCAAAGGACCGGGGGTATGTGAGGGCTCTGATCCTGAAGGCCCGGCGGTTGGGGATGTCGACGTATGTGGAGGGGCGGTTTTACCATCGGGCCAGCATGAGACCATTGCAGAATGTTTATATCGTCTCTCACCGGGACGATAGTTGCAACGTGCTCTTCAACATGACGAAGCTCATGCAAGAGAAGAACCCGCTGGCCCCCGGCACCTTTGCATCTAACCGGAAGGAACTCAAATTCAAGGCCACCCGGAGCGAGTATGCGTTCTCCAGTGCAGACTCCCCGGAGGCGGCCAAGTCCCGGGACATCACGCTCTTCCACGGTAGCGAGGTTGCGGAGTGGAGGGCGGCTGACGATCTCCTGGGCGCTCTGCTGCCTTGCCTACCAAAGCCCCCTACCTACTCAGAGGCTCTCCTGGAGAGCACTGCCCAGGGCTACGGGAACTCGTTCCAGAAGATGGTTTTCAAAGCCTACGCCGAGGGGGCCCACCCCTTCTACACGAAGAACGGGTTCACCTACGCATACGAGAATCCAGGATACGACTGGATCCTCATATTCTTTCCGTGGTTCGTGCACATCCGGAACTCCATACCGTTCAGAAGTGCAGAGCAAAGAGAAGGGCTGAAGCTCGACCTGGAGAAGCGGGTCTTCCGGAAGGACCTCGGCCAGTGGGGGCCGAAGTTGGAATACGACCTCATGCAGAAGTGGGGTATCACCCTCGAGCAGATGAACTGGAGAGAGTGGACGATCCGGAACGACTGCAACGACAACCTCAACAAGTTCCATCAGGAGCACCCGGCTACCGTACACGAAGCCTTCATTTCGACAGGCGGTAATATCTTTTCTGCCGAGCTATGCAACGAACTCGAAGTCAACTGCCGGCCACCTGTGCATGTTGGCAAACTCATCGAAAGATCCGGGAGAGTGGTCTGCCAGTCCATGGCAAACGGTCCACTATCCATCTGGGAACTCCCATACGACAACAGGGACTATCTTGTTTCGATTGACCCAGCCGGCGGAATGCGCGAACTTCAAGCTGACAAGAACGAAGCAGACTTCACCTGTATGGACGTTTGGAAACGAGAGGACAGATACCTTGTCCAAGTCGCTCAGTGGTACGGACAGCCTGACTATGACCTGATCGGAGACGAATCCATTCTGCTTGCCCGCATGTACGGTTGGGCGGCAATAGCGGTTTTGAGAATGAATCACGGTCTGGCGGTCCTAACAGTCTTGAGACGGGAATCCTGGCCCCGGGTGGTGAACGACGAAGACGGAAAGCCTGGGATCATGGAGGACCGCAAGCGAAAGCCGGCCATGGTGGACGATCTTCTGAGGGCGTCAAGAGACGGGGAGATCCATTTCGTCCAGACTGCGACGATCCAGGAGATGAGGACCTACATTGAGCGGGACCGGAAGATGGCCGCTGAAGACGGTTGCAAGGACGACAGGGTTTCGTCTGCTTATTGCGGGGTCTACGCACAGAGAAGACTCCCCAGGCCGCAACCGATCCGCATGAAGGACTACGCCTTCCATCAGCAGAAGAAGCTCTCAAGCCAGGAAGGCGTGATCGAAATTGCAAGTGCGAACCGGAGGCCCCGGCAATCCACCTCTTGGTCTGTAGAGGTTGACGACTAAAGGAGTTTCCAAATGCCAGGTATCAGATCTGTCCGTATGACGAACCCGGAAGGGATCTGCGAATCCGCGGGACCCCAGGGCGGCAACTACAAGAACACGATCACCGTGATCCTGGAGTCCTGTGCTGCAACTCCTGGAGGCCCGCAGGCAACTCTCGTTACCGGGTACCTGATGAAATCCTACTGCGCCAGCATGAAGCGGGTCTATGGGGATTACCACCCTCAGCCGACGAAGCTGAGAGGAAACATCGTTGGAATTGAAGTCCCGGAGGCAGCAGCCTGGGGGCTTCATGCCGGAACTCTACAGCTTCCTCATTCGCACTACCACCTGCATCTTCGCAGAGGAAGTCCTGTTGGCGCTCAATACGCGGCTACCGGATGGGGCACGGGAGATTTGCACGACCTCCATACAGCCACTGGCAATCCGATCTGGCTCCCGTTTGCCGTGACCCCGGTGGACAACGACATTTGGGTCCGAGCTGACGGAATGTTCAAAGGTGCGGGGGCTACTCTCTTTGGGGCGACAATCCATACGCACATCACTGGCTTCAAAATCCACATGGAGTAGCGATGATCTTTCCGAGGAACGACACCATCGTCGTGAAACTCCCAAAGCCACAGGAACGGCTGGTCAAGAGCGGGCTCTTCATCCCGGCGATGGTTCAGGAGCCGGCTCCAGAGGCGACGATCCTTGCGTTTGGACCGAAACTCTCTGGCTTCTTCGATGAACACGGAGTCAAGGTCGGGGACCGGGTGCTTTTCGAGCAGTACGCCGGACTCGAATTCGAAGACAAGGAATGGGGGCTGGTGATCCTGATTCTACCCAAGGACTTAAAGGCGCAAATCTCATGACAGGAAAAAGCGGCGGAAAATGGGCGGTCAAGCCCTGCAAAGGGAAAGACAAGGGGAAGGTAATCGGGACTTTTGGATCCAAGGAAGAGGCGATGGCGCAGCACAAAGCGATTCAGGCTTCCAAGAGAAGCCGAAAAGCAGCCAAAAAGGCCATCCGTTCCGGAAAGGCCCTGGAGGTTCGTGACTGATGAACGTCAACGCAATTCCTACTGAGACTCTTACCGATATTGCCGACTACGTTCACTCGAAGTGGACTGAATTCAAGAACTCCGAAAAGAGAACCAAGAAAGTCGAGGCAGTCAAGAGAGCCAGAGAAGCCTACCTACAGGAGGTCAAGGACACAGACTTCCCATGGAAGGGCGCATCCAACCTGATCGTTCCCATCACAGCAATTTCAGTGGACCAACTCGAGCCGCGTCTGGCCGCAGCGATTGTTGGCAGGGAAGAGATGATCGTGATTGACGACATCGGGAAGCACGATAAGGTTGAAGGGGAACTCATCGTCAAATTCGACAACGCGGTCCTGCGGGTGGACGTGAAACTCCACGAAGCCGTGAAGGATTGGGTCCATAACGTCCTGGTGGACGGCCAGGTGTACCTGATGCCGTACTGGAGCTTCCGGGAGATGAAGACCCGGCAGTACATCATGGATCCCATGGGACAGCCGGTGCCGGCAGCACCAGAAGATCAAGAGTCTCTCATGGGATTCCAGACGGAGGAAGTCCTCACCACCCTGACAGACGGCGTGAAGGTCGTCGAAATCCCTCTGGAGAGCCTGTTCTTTCCGGAGCGGATCGACGATTGGGAAGAAGTGCCTGTCATTCGAGGGATTTGGCTGGCCATCGGAAATCTGAAGAGACACATCACAAACGGGGATAGGGGATGGGTGCATCTACCTGAATCCGACTTAGAGGCTCTCTCGCAGCAGGCCTACACAAAGAGGCCGTCAGAGGACATGATTCTCCTTGAGCCGGACACAGAGGAAAAGGTGCCGGACCGAGGAAGTTCTGCACAGAATCTCAAGGCGGAGCTCTCCTGCCTGGAAGGACACATATCCTACGACCTGGACGGAGACGGATTCGAAGAAAGACTCATTGTGATTATCGAGAGAGACACGAGAAAGATCCTATACATCATCAACAACAACACGATAGACCCATTGAACCGGAAGGCGATTCAACCCTGGCTACTCATCAAGGATCCTAACACCGGGTACGGGAAGAGTCTCCACGAAAAGCTGAAGGAGATTGAGCGCGGGGCGACTACCCTTTTCAATACGCTCATCAACTCAGCCATGGTGCAGATGATCCCATGGTTCTTCTACGAAAGCGGGGCCGGATTCCTGGGTCAGGTCCTCGATTTGATTCCCGGTAAAGGGAACCCAATCTCCGACGTGAAGAAAATCTACTTCCCGAACATCTCTCCGAATGCCGCGTCTTTCAAGGACTTCCTGGAAATCTTTCTTGGCCTTTGGGAAAGGATCGTAGCAGTTTCCGACTACACCATGGGAAGGGAGTCTGACGTCGCAGGAAACAGAGCGACGGCGACAGGAACCCTTGCTCTGATTCAGGAATCTGCGATTTCTCACGAGTACCTTGGGAGCGGGTTGCAGGACCGGTTCACAAAGATCCTCGAAATCATCCACGACCTCTACTACCTGAACACAACCGAGCAAAGAGTCCTCGAGATCATGGGCCAACCCTGCCCGCGAGTGCTTTCGAAAAACTACCGGTTCAGGCTTGCGGCCTCTACAAAGAGCGCGAACAAGCATATCGAGAGGAAAGAACTCGAAGAGGCGATGGTGGTTGCAGAGAAGGGCGTCGCACTCGGGATCGTCGATCCTGTACCTGTCATCCGGGACTGGCTGAAGACTTTCAAGGACATCGACCTCGACGAGTGGATGAACGGCCCGATTGCTCAAATTGTGCAACGGCTGACTCAACCCCAGGAGCCCGGGGGAGTGCCTGACCCGTTCCCGAAAGTGGTGATGACCATGATGAAGCAGAACCCCGTGCAGTTGCTGACCACGATCAAAAACGTAATGGATGGAGCAGGTTCAAAACCAGCACAAGAGCCACCTCCAGGAGGACCGCCGGCATGAAATGGAGAGAGATTCTGGATCAACCTGAGTGGAGAGAACTCAAGAAAGCGGTCTTTGAACTCTACAGGGAGTACAGAAACGACGCTCTGACTTCGGAAGAGATCAAGGACGTCTGGGTTGCTCGAGGCGCCATCCTTGCCTTGAGACGGCTCTTGATTTCTCCCATGCAGGGATTCCACTACGAACCGGCCAGGAAGAGTTTCATGGAGACCAGCGAAACCGATCTCAGAAGGGAAGCAGAAAGAGAATTTCAGGAGGATCTAAACCATGGGTGACGAAGACATTGCGGATGAAGCCGAAGGCGATGATGATGTAGTCGTACTGGATCTGTCGAAAGAAGAGCCTGACGAGAAGCCGGAAAAGGAAGAGAAGCCGGCAAAGCCTGACTACGACGAGTACATCGAAAAAGCCAGGGGCGTAGCCCGGGAAGAAATCGAGAAGCGGGCTCCAAGGGAGCCAACTCCTTTGCCTGCCGGCCAAAGATTCTCTGAACCGGATCTTTCCAAGGCAGAAGACGAACTTGACGAGAAGATCGAATCCGGAGAGATCGGAGCCAAGGAAGCCAGGCGCCTACAGAGAATCATCGACGGGCACAGGACGACCAATCGAGACGAAGAACAAGTTGCCCGGAGAGACCTCGAGTCCAGGATGGGCTCGGCAGAGCGAAGCGTCACGATGTGGGCCAAAGATAACGCCCCTGCTTATCTTGAAGAAGACTCCAAGGAATCCAAAGAGGCCGAAACCTTCTTGATGGAGACTCTCGGAGCGCACAAACATGGGGATTACTATGTGCTTTCCAAGAAGGTCGGCAGGATCGCTGCCGGCATCTTGAACCAAGCGAACTCGAGGACCCAGAAAGACACCGGGCCGGCCAGGAAGAAGGAACTTGCATCCAAACAGCCGGCAAGAACCGGACCCCCGGGAAAGAGCAAGCTGGCAGAGGTTACTCGTGCAGAACGAGACATCCTCTCCTCCGTGGGTCTACGCAAGGAGCGAGTTGGGCTTTACCACCAATTCAAAAAGGCAGGTATGCGCAAGCCAGTTGAAGTAGACGGATAATCCATCGAACCCAGGAGTTTCCAGACCATGCAAAAGGAAAAAGCGACAGACCCTGAAGTCACTGAAAGTCCGATGGTTCCTCTCATGACGTCGGAAGACGCCAGAGTCAAAGACGCTATCCAGTCGTCAAAGGGGTACACGGAAGAAGAGATCGACAAGGTTATCTTGGGATTCGAGAACCACGACAACCTCTTCGACTACCTGAAAAGTATGGATGAATTCCAGCTCCCGGAAGTTCTCCAGAAATTGCAGGATACCGGAGAGCAGTTCTTCAGATGGATCGACACTCTGGATCCGCAGACTTTCGACATCCAGATCAACCGGCAGAACTTCCGATGGACCCCTGTCAATCGGAACACACACGGGAAACTTCTGCACAACCGATTCTTCAACAAGCATGGGGGAGTCATGCGCGGGCCGTCCCTTTTGTGCTGGATGCCCGGAAAACTCCATCGCGCCTGGGAGGCGTTCAAACATAGGCTTGCGAATGCTCAGTGGCAACAGACCAGCGAAAGATACGGGCAGAAAAGAGGAGGGATCGAATTCTATGATCCGTCCCGGGAAGGAAGAAGCGGGATCCTGAGAAGTGATCCCGGGTTTGTCCACGAGGCAGACGACAAGCATCCTCAAGATATTTTCATGGAAGCTGGGGAGTACGAAGAAGACACCTCTTCCGAGTCAACGGGAGATTAACAAGGAGATTTCAAATGACAATTCGAGCAGATTCCCCTTACGGGTTCTATCCGAACCAGAGGGTGATTCAGGCCAACTGGTACTCGTTGAATTGTGCCAGTTTCAGTACCTACAAAAACGACATGGTGAGGATGAACGCCGGCGGACAAGTTGCGCTTGCCAACGGTGGAAGGCGAGTCCCGCTCTTGGGGGCGTGCCAGTCTTTCATCGACAGTACCGGTGTCCCACTGGCTTACGCCGCTTCCGGATCGACGGGTGTCCACGTCATGGTGACCGACAGTCCAGAGCAGACCTATCACGCTCAGGAAGACCACAATGCGACGGCCCTTCACATGGTGGATCGCGGGAACATCGGGTGCCTGATTCGGACCCATCACGGGCTGAACGGGAATGGCGTAGCTCGTTCAGAGATCGACTCCTCGACCTTCGCGGCTGCGACTTCTGGACAGTTCTTTCTCATACAGGAATACAGCGATGACGACCAGATGAGCGCCCTTGGCTTCAAGAGATGGATCGTCAGAATTTCTCGGCACGATACCAACGTCAACGTGGGTCGAGGACCTATCGGTATCTAACCCTAACCGTTTTCGAGTTGACCATGCACCTTGTATTGAGCCCCTGCTTCCGGACCTTGCATGTTGAGATGAGTGGAAAGCTGGTAAAGCCCATGACGGGCTCTGGAGCAGGAGACAACTCACATGCCTACAATGAACCGATCAACGTTCATTTACGATTACCTCCCGGGACTGTTCGCAGTTTCCGTGGACGCCTACGATCTTTTCAACGACACGATCAAGGTCTGGGATCAGATCTGTCACGTCAAGACGAGCAAAAAGCAGTACGAGGAGAAAGCCTACCGGTCCACCGTCGAAGCACTCCAGTTGAAGCCTGAAGGTGCAGGAATCAGCTACGGGTCGATCATCGGAGGTCCCAGGAAGAGATGGGTACACAAGACCAACGCACTCGGGACAAGGATCACCGAAGAGGGAATCGAGGACAACCTGTACGAGGATTTCGGGGATTTCTTCAAGGACCTGGGGCGGAGCGCCGCAGAGCATCCGGAACTCATCGTGTCTCGGATGTTCAACAACTCTACGGTGACGACCTTTCACACCGAGATGGACGGGGCAACGGCTATCGCGTCCACGACCCACGCAAGGCTGGACGGGACCGCGTACTCGAACAGGGCGACCAGCGCAGACCTTACCTACCTGACCTTCTGGACGAATGTGATCCTCTTGGAGAACCAGTTCGATCACAAGGGCAAAAGGGTCCGGATGAAGTTGAAGAACCTTATCCACCCCCCGCAGCTCACCCGGAAGGCAACCGAGATCATGCTCAGTCCGGACAGGCCGGATACCGGAGCGCGGTCTGTCTCTGCGATTGCAAAGAAGTACTCTGGAGTGAAGACCATCGAATGGCAGTACATGACCGATACCGATATGTGGGTCCTCCAGGGCGACAATCACGACCTCATTTTCTTCAAGAGGCGGCCAACCCGGTTTGCAAAGGAAGGCGACTTCGAGACCGGAGACATTCGCTGCAAGGTGTCAAGGCGAGACAGCGTGGAGATGGGCGATCCTCGGGGGTTCTACTTCGTGGTTCCTTAAACCTCACCCCCTAAAGGAGGGTTACTCATGTCAGCTCCAATCGAGCATAATGCGTCTCCACAATTCAGGTTCTACAACTTCAGGTCCCTTACCTGGCGGAGTGCGTCGATCCATGCAAAGGTCCCCTTCGATAACGTGAGAGGCGTTTGGGGTTGCATGACGACACCGTTCAAGAAGAGGGCATCTCTGACGGCAAGAAAGCCGGGAACTCCAACCTACATCTCTGCCTGGAGGGTCACATCCAACGTGAGTAGCATCGACAACTCGGCCACCATCCGCATCCTCGGTAGGATGCAGAACGGAGCTGGGGCAACATCGACTGCGGCCAGACGGGCTGTCTTCAGTTA